TCAGATTATGATAACATGGATTATGATGCAATTGTTGCTTCAGCTCTTGATATTATTTCTGATGAATGTACTTTAAAAAATGATATGGGTGAGGTACTTCATATTAAATCAAGTGATGATGATGTTCAACAAATATTGTATAACTTATTTTATGATGTATTAAACATTGAATTTAATTTGTGGTCTTGGATTCGCCAAATGTGTAAATATGGTGACTTTTTCCTTAAAATGGAAATTGCTGAAAAATATGGTGTTTATAATGTAATTCCTTATACAGCATACCACATTGAACGTCAAGAAAACTATGACAAAGAACATCCAAATGCTGTAAGATTTAAATATTCACCAGAAGGTATTTTTGCTGGTGGTTCTGGTTATTATGGTACTCCTAACTTAGGAACATTTGATAACCAACCAGGTATTTATTTTGATAATTATGAAATGGCTCACTTTAGATTGTTAACTGATGTTAACTATTTACCTTATGGTCGTTCATATTTGGAACCAGCTCGTCGTATTTTTAAACAATATGTGTTGATGGAAGATGCTATGTTAATTCATAGAATTTCTCGTAGTCCTGATAGACGTATATTCTATATTAACGTTGGTTCTATTCCTCCAAATGAAGTAGAAAATTTCATGCAGAAAACTATTTCTACAATGAAACGTACTCCATTAATGGATAGTAATACTGGTGAATATAATTTAAAATACAACATGCAGAATCTATTGGAAGATTTTTATATTCCGATTCGTGGTAATGATGTATCAACTAAAATTGAAACTTCTCCCGGTTTACAATATGATGGTATTCAAGATGTTACTTATTTAAGAGATAAATTATTTGCTGCCCTTAAAGTACCTAAAGCATTTATGGGTTATGAAAAAGATTTAACTGGTAAAGCAACATTAGCCGCAGAAGATATTAGATTTGCTCGTACAATTAATAGAATCCAACGTATTGTACTATCAGAACTATACAAAATAGCTCTAGTACATTTATATACTCAAGGTTATACAGGTGAACAATTAACTAATTTTGAATTAGAATTAACTACACCTTCAATTATCTATGACCAAGAAAAAATTGCCTTATTAACTCAAAAGGTAGACTTGGCTCAAAAGATTATGGACCTTAAAATATTACCTTCTGATTGGATTTATGATAATATATTCCACTTCAGTGAAGATCAATATGATGAATATAGAGATTTAATTGTTGAAGATCAAAAACGTGCTTTTAGACAAAAACAAATTTCTGAAGAAGGTAATGATCCTAAAGTAACAGGCAAATCCTATGGTACACCTCATGATTTAGCATCATTGTATGGTAAAGGAAGAATGTATTCCGAACCAGAAAATGTACCTGTAGGATATGGTGATGATTTAAAACTAGGTCGTCCTGAAGAAAAATCAACTGATCGTAATACACAAGATGATAATTTTGGTAAGGATAGATTAGGTGCTAAGGGCATGAATGATAAAGATAACGAAAATGAACAAGGAGGAATCAAACCTGAATTTAAAGGAAATTCACCATTAGCATTAGAAGCAAAACAAATATACTTAAAGAACAAATCTTTAATTGAAGGATTAGTGAAAAAAGTAACTCCTGAAGTAAATACTATAGGAGAGTCACTATTAGATGAAAGTAAGTTAAAGGAATAAAAATCTTTATATATTTATAACAAAATCTTTGGGAATGAACATTAAACATTCTAAGTATAAAAATACGGGAATCTTGTTTGAGCTTTTAGTAAGACAAATTACTGCTGACACCTTGTCCGGTAAAGATTCAAAAGCAACTAATATTCTAAAAAAATATTTCGTAAAAACAGAGTTAGGAAGAGAATATAAATTATATGAAACTCTTACTAAACATAAAAATTTAACAGAAGGAAAAGCAGAAGTTGTAATCAATTCAGTTATTGAGTCTTCTAAAAATCTAAACAGAGGAGCTTTAAAAAGACAAAAATATAATTTAATTCAAGAAATTTCTAAACATTATAACTTAGAGGAATTCTTTAAAACTAAATTACCTAGTTATAAGACTCACGCTGCATTATATACGTTAATAGAGATATATAATAGCGAAAATTTATCTAATCCTGACCAAATCATTTCAAATAAAATTGCTATTTTAGAAGGATTAACAACAAAACAAGTTAATAAACAAAAAGTAGAAGATGATTTATTAACTGAATTTAAATCATACGATAAAGACTTACGTATTTTAACGTATAAAGTAATGTTAGAAAAATTTAATGGTAAATATGCATCATTAAATGACAATCAAAAAATAGTTTTAAAAGAATTTATTAGTTCGGTTGATTCAACTCCAAAATTAAGAGAATTTTATAATACTAAAGTTGAAGAAATTAAAGAAGAAATAAATACAATATCTAAAAAAGTTACAGATAAAGCTATTCAAATTAAACTGAATGAAGTTACTAACTTATTATCTCCATTAGGTAAAACATCTAATGTTGGTAATGATGATTTAGTAAATTTATTACAATATTATGAACTTTTAGAAGAACTTGTAAAAGCTAATGGGTAATTTTAAATTTAAATTAAAAGAAGAAGAACGTGTCACCCTTAAACCAAAGGATGTTGACCCTGCCTTAATCAAAAGACTAGAAGCTCAATATGGTCCTGTTGATATGGTAAATGACTTCTTTTCAAGTGATTTAAAAACATATTTTAAAACAGAAAAAGTTAATCCTGAAACGGGCTCAGTTACTCATGAGATTATTAAATTAGCTTCTTTTACTGAAAGCTTTACTAAACTAAATCAAGCAATACAAGCATTTAAAAATTTATTAACTTCACCAGAAGGTAAAAATGATAAAACAGTAAATGATACTTTAGTTAAAATAAAAGATGCTTTTAATAACTACAGAACTTATCTTCGAAAATACTATCCTGACCAATATGAAGCTGTTAAAAACCAATTAGATGAAATATCTACTTTAGCTTCAAATTCAGGTTTTATCTCTGGAGGAGAAGGTGAAAATCATAATGGTCCATCACCAAGAAAATCTACTTATGGAGCTTACACACAAGCTGGATATAAAAAAGTAACTGAAGGTCCAGGAGCAACTATGGGTCCAGGTCCAAAAGCAGGTTCAGAAGGTGTAAAAGATAATGTTTATGTTAAAGACTTTAAATATAAGTTAGTTAACCAAAAGGCATTAAATAAAAAAGCAAAAGGTATTATAGTAAAACAACTTTGGGAAGCTGAAGATGTAGAAAAATTTTTAGATGATATGCAAATAAATGACCCTGCTAGGAGAAAATTTGTTGCATCTCGTATAATGGCTTTTGATGCAATAGAAGATAAATTAAATCAATTAGTTCCAATGATGCAACAAGCAAAAAATAAAACGATTGATTTTTATAGAAATAAACCTGAATCTTATGCCATAGTTTATGGTACAGATTTAGCACAAGAATATTTAGACGATTTAATAGAACTATTTAAACAACAATAACATGGCAAATATACCCGTTAACGCATTTGCAACAGTATTAAGTGGATCAGGAGCTGTTACTGGCTCTTTTGGTGGTTTTACTGTAGTAGAAGCAGCTACTTTTACTGGATTAAAAGATTATTATGGAAACACTTTAGCTAGCAGTGGTGGAAATTTAAGATTTCCAGCAGGAACTACAGTTCCTTTATTTGTTACTAGTGCCTCTATTTCAGCAGGTTCAGTATTATTTTATCCTTAATATTTATAACAAATGGAAAAGACATTACAACAACAATACAACCTTATTAAAGAAGGTAAAGGAAATAAAGACGACTTTTTAAAAAGTGCACGTCGTGTATTTCCTGAATTTGTTACTTCTTTAACTACCTATAGCGATGCTGTTACTATTTTAAAAGGTAAAAGTATTCTTAATGAAGGAGTTGGAGGAATAGCTACTCAAAACCCAAACAAACCAGATTGGTTTAAAATCTTTAACGAAAACTTGGCAAAAGCTGTTGGTGTTAAAGATAAAAAAGAATATGGTGATCAAAACACCTTTGAAAAAATTGATAAAGATGTAACTAAAGATTTAGAAAGTAATTTTGATAATAATGATCCTAAAAATATTGATAACCTTTATGGTCAATCATTTTTATTAGGTTATTTAACTGAAATGGCTGATCCTAAAAATGCTAAAAAGACAGTTGATGAATTAAAAGCTATTGTTGCTAAAAACATGGCTAAAGATATTAACTATTATCATACAAATGCTTCATTTGGTGTTAAAGGCATTGGGTATACTAAAGATTCAGTAGGAATGGGTGAACCAGTAGCACCAAAAGGTAAATATAAATCTTCTGGATACGGTGATTTGAAAAAATAATGAAACAAGTATTAATTGAAACCTTACCATTTAAAGTTTCTCGTTAACAACTACATGAGGGGTTAAAAGCACCTTCTGGTAATCCTTTAGTTGAAGGTATTTTAGCCACAGCTGAAGTAAAAAATGGTAATGGTAGATATTATCCAAAAGAGTTATGGGAAAGAGAAATTGATAAATACCAACAAGTAATTGAAAATAATACATCAACAGGTGAATTAGATCACCCCGATTCTTCAATTATTTCTCTTAAAAACGTTTCTCACATTATTAGAAAATGCTGGTGGGATGGTGACAAAGTAATGGGTAAAATAGAAATTTTACCTACAGTATCTGGTAATATTTTAAAAGCACTTATTGATAATGGAGTTACAGTAGGTGTATCATCTCGTGGAATGGGTTCCTTAAAACAAATGAGTGAAGGCACTTTAGAAGTACAAGATGATTTTGAATTATTATGTTGGGACTTTGTATCAACACCTTCTAATCCAGGTTCATATATGAAAATATTCTATTACGCTTCGACACTCGTCAGTCACCAATAAGCGTACTTCCAACAAAAATTATTTGAGGACAAAAAACAACAAAATGGCAAACAGAGACTTACTTAAAGAAGCCATTGCCGATGCTAAAGCTGTTAAGGAAACAGCCATCGCCAATGCAAAGGCCGCTCTTGAAGAAGCTTTTACTCCTATGCTCCGTGAAAAACTAGCTAAAAAGATAGAAGAAATGGACGAAATGGATGAAGGTAAAAAAGAGATGGACGAAATGAAAAAGAAGGAAGTTGAGGAAAACTACAACGTAGATGAAGCCGATGAAATGGATGAAGCTTATGAAATGGATGAAATGAAAAAAGAAATGGATGAAGCTAAAGAAATGGATGAAGCCGAAAAAATGGATGAAGTTGATCTTGATGAACTTTTAAGAGAGCTTGAAGCTATGGATGAGGATGAAATGTATGAAACCGAAACTATGGACGAAGCTAAGAAAAAAGATGAAAAGAAAAAATCATTAGACGAAGAAATTGAAGAAGCCGGATTCGGTAAATTCTCTTCTACAGGTGATGAAGGTTTTAGCTCTATGGGCGAAAAAGCTTTAGACGAAGAAGAAGATGTAACCGTTTCTGATGATGAAGAAATCGATCTTGAAAACATGTCAGAAGATGATCTTAAATCTTTCATTGAAGGTGTAATCGCCGACATGGTATCTGCTGGTGAATTAGAAGCTGGTGAAGGTGCTGAAGAAAAAGGCGAAGAAGCTGGTGAAGAAGGTGGTGAAGAAATTAAAGCAAC